GGCGTAAGTTCCCTCACCTAGGGGACGGGCATGACCCGTCGCTCTAGCTGTGCACTTACGGAGGCTTTGCTAACCTCGGCTCATCATCTTGGTATCCATACACGTTAGGTAGTCGCTGCGCCCTAATGGACGTGCCCTCCTAGCGTACGGATATAAGGTACCCAAACCGACAAACTGGTTGGGACCAGCACAAGTGTGGTGAGTTCCGTTCCTTCTTTCTTTCCAGCAAGCCTAAGCCATCGGAAAGGTTATAACATTGACAACAACAATTCGTGAGGGAAGGAGGATACGGGAGTCTGATCTTTTGCTGACTGGTACAAACGTTCGTACCATAAGCGTCTGTAATAATCCCAATGTGACCGTCCAATACCAGGGCGGCACCGAAGGGACTTACAAGAAGATGACAGATTACCCCGTGCCCGGATTCCGCCGACGTTCTTTGCTCGGCGAAGTCTTCAACAACCCTTGCGATGCTGTCAAGGTCCTACAGAGTTACGAGATGACAGGGTACCAGCACTCGCTGGTGTCCCCCGGTTGTACTTACGGGACGTCTCATGCCTGGAAAGACCATAATCAATCCCTTCTGCACCGTGTGTATGGTCCGATTCTTTGGACCGCGGCGTTAGCCCAACACAGATTCGACAGTGCAGTTGATCTCGAGTCCCAAGCGGCCACACAGGCCCTATCTCGAGTGAAGGCGCCAGAAGTGCAGGGGATGGCGTTTATCGGAGAAATCCGTGAGACGCTTAAGACTCTGCGAAACCCCATCAAGGCGCTGACCGACTTGACCCGCAAATATTCGAAGGCTATCAAAGCTGAGAAGATTGCGGAGAGACGACGTCAGGTGAACCTACGTAAGCGGCGGAAACGGCGGGCATCTGATGCCAGTCGCGAAGCAGCGTTTCGGTTAACCAAAGATGTCAACTCGGCATCTACCGAATTAGAACGTGGTTTGCTCCTCGCCCAGGGGGCTGGTAATCAGTATCTTGCATGGCTGTATGGGGTTAGACCCCTAATGCAGGATATTGAGGGTACGTTGGAGGCGTTGCACAATGACCGCAACAGCATTTTCGTCCCCGTGCGTCAAACTGCGCGTGGACGGGTCATTGAGACAGACGAAACAACCTCGGATGTGGTCACTACAATTGGTGACCCATTGACTTCCATCACGGTGAGAACCGTGGTCAAGAGAGAGAGGACAGTCAGGGCAGGATTCCTGTACGCGCATCAACCGGAGTTAGTCAAGGACGCCCTCGGGCTTAACCTTGCACAGATTCCGGCTGCGTTATGGGAACTCACTCCCTGGTCGTTTGTTGCTGACTGGGCTTTCAACGTCGGTGAAGTAATATCGGCGCTTACAGCTGCTGTCACAACGCCGTCGCTCGCGGAATGGATCTCAACCAAGACAGAAATTGATGTCAAGAGAGAGGTCATTAGCACTACCTTGAATTCCCACGGTGGATTGTGGGCGGTAGACATTCCGTGTTCAGACAAAGACTCGTGTGTTATTGAGACTTACACACGTCGTCCCGCCAGGCTCTGGACTAACGTCTCGTTGCGAGCGTCCTTTCCTTTGAACGCTAACAACGGTCTGGCAGCCCTTAGTCTCTTCATTCAACAGCTCTGATACAATAGGGCTACTATCGAGGAAGGACATCATGTCCATCACTCTTAACACCAAGGTGTACTCCCGGGTGCGTTTCAATACCCCGGATTCCGTCACGTATGGCTCCACGGACAACTCGTACGGCTCGAAAGACACCCTCGAGCTCAAGCGGGTATATCCCAAGCCTACGGCAACTTTCGGCGGCGTTGCACGACCGACCATCAAGTTGGTCACCGCAGAGGACGTGGACGGCGTCAGTGTCGATAACATCACCACCCTTACCGGGTCCTACCCGGCGGGCAGTGACGGCACTGTGCGCCTGGAGCAGCTGACACGCATGAAGGACATGCTGGCCCTGGAAATCGCGGCCACCACCAACGTTGCGTCAAAGCTCGCCATCGAGTACTAGTGGAC